GTCTCAGGTGGCGGTCTACCAATCCGCCAAGACGTAAGTCTCCATAGGTAGAAGAATCTCAGAGTCACCATTTAACTGCGACAAAGAAGTAGATGAGGAAAACCCTCTCAAGTCTCTTCTCGGTTGCTCATCATGGCTTGACTCCGTCCCACTCCACAAGATCTGAGTTTAAATGTCGACCTAGATATTACAATCTTTTGTCCAGACACCCTTCCTCTTCACAAGCTTCACAGTGGGGCTCTCCCCTACCCTTAGAAAACCTCGTCCCCTACTCGTATTTCGGCGATGGTCGGAATTTCCTGTAAATAGAGACAGATTTAAAATCTATCTTTTCAAAACAGTCTTCTCCTTCCATTGCTACCACCCTCTTCTTACCGTCTGTCTTTACTTCCTTCCACATGCCTAGCTGTACACCCTGCTTGATTTGGGCGAGCTTCTCTCTCATGAGTCGTTCCCTTCTGAAAGCACGTGTTCTATTTTGTGCATACATCAGTGCCTGTCCCGCGTCATCGACGTCTGTGATCATATTTGTTTTATGAAGAAAGCCAGAAAGGAACGAATGTTCCCAAAAGCCGTCTTCCATACCTAGGAATCGAAGAAATCCAATGTCTTCGATCTCTTTGAACTCGGGTTGAATCTGTAACAATTCTTTGTGACAGTTGAGTTCGTGAGATACTGCCTTCATAAATGTAGGCATCGGCAGGGATGGTTTTTGACCATTAACCCAAATTTCAGCCGAATCGGGGCGACCTTCCAAAGTCGCAATCTCGATGTAATCCTCTAAGGTAAATTTGTGATCCACAGGGGGGAAAAGACCTAATCCCCCGAGACTCTGAGGTGTGTAGAACGGAACATCCTTGTCCGCTCCCTCCAGACCCCAAAGGCGGAAACGCTCTAGTTTTGCATGTTGGACGTTGTTGAAAGCAATTTTGACGGCCTCTCTCATGGCAGGACGGGAACGCTCTCCGGCATCCCCTTGCAACATATTTATTAATTTTTCACCCCTTTGTTCGATTGTGTTTCTCCACTTGCAGTATTCTTCGAAATTAGCAACCTTTTCAGATTGATCCTCCCGTTGACACTGTTGAATGAATATAACCTTTTCGAGTGAGGACCTGTTGTGATAGGTCCGTTTGAGTGTTGTTCGTTGTTGCGTTGTGAGCTTGCCCCCACAGTAATTAACTGGCGAGATGTTATTATCGTCCAGCTCTTCTGCGAGAACTTGTAGAAGAATTGCGTCATAATCACCGATCGATTGGTAATTCAGCTTTCCTCCACATACTGCTACGCTCCTTTGCCCACCGCAAATTAAGCGGCTATTAAGGGTCCGTTCGTTACGGAATAGGAGTCGGGGTTCTATGTTAAGACCCAAGGAGAACAAATTGTGAGGGCAGTGTGTATGAATGTTTCCGTCTTTGTCAGTCCTCTGTCCCCTCCTCCTTTCAGAGAAGAAGAACAATTGAGAATTTATAATAGCCACATTTCTATGACTGTAATTTTTCCCCAATGAAAACTTTAGACCACACTGTTTGGTTACCTCCTTCCATGTCTCATAATGATCCTTATTATAGGACCAAAAGAGGATGTCGTCACCATTGACACACATCGGTATTTCCTCCAAGACACAAAATTCGGTCTTAGACAGAAAACCACATTTCCGAAAAAATTCCTCATATGCGACCTTAGTCGCTGCCAAGTTAATCAGGCAGAGGATCGGAAAGGAAGTAGGTGAACCCATTAGTTGTCCCCACTGTTGTTTGTATAGTTCTCCTTTAGCTGTATATTTTAGCTCATGTCCCGTCAAGCACTGTTTTAGTACTAGTTGATCTTCTAGGGGTACGCGTAACCGTTGGCAAATCGCTTCATTAGCGAATTCACTCAACATAGGATGCAATAAATCGGTAGCCGACTCATAGTCTCCAGAGACAAAAAACCCGTCCTCGTTTCGAACGAAGAGAGGTGAGTTCCCGAAAACTTGAGAAAGATAAGCGCTGTTACAGGGCTGTCCGATCAGTTTGCAATTGGTCTGCCGTCGCATCTTACTGTGTATAACCTTCTGCCATCTACGGGCCAGATGATACTGGTCCGCGTCACCCTTAGTGATTGTTCTAACCTTGAATGCCTCCAGAAGAGGTACAACCTGTGCGGTTACGCTTTCGCGTCCGTAGGCAGAGATTTTCGATTGCCTTTCAGCTTCGAAGAATAACTCTGGGTCATAAGGGGTTCGAACTTCACATGTCCTGTCCTTGTAAGAACAAAAGCTATGCAAATATCCGTTGTGTGGCTGTGGTAACAGTTGTATTTCACCATGTGTCTGTAAAAGATCCCCGATGGCGCCTCCCTTGTGTCTCCCGTGATTTACGGAGGCACCAAGGGATGGAATGCGAGATGGTGGCAGTCGCTCTAAGGGAACTTTGAATATTATTTCTCCCTTCTTTGTCTTTTTCTTCTTCTCATCTTGTTGCGGTAGCGGACCGAATATATCGTCTGCGCATTGTTGAATAGCGACTTTAATGAGTCGCTCCATTCGCGATGAGAGCGGATCTTCGGACTTCTCTGTACACAGAATGTTCTTGTGTTTGTCCAAATTCTCCTTGACAAAGTTCTCCTCCACAGGAAGAGAGCAGTTCTTAGTCATGTATATGTCCTTGGTGAATGTGATCATAATCTTAGTGCATGCTCTATTTAGGTTTCCCTTAGCCGCGCGACTACACAATTCTATCCAATCTTTAGCACCAAAAAGGTAGTTATTCCCTCTTGTGATCCTGACGAAATCAGGCATAGGCGGAAGCTCCTCTTGTTGAAGAGCGGTGGCCCACAGATTTGCTGTAGTCCACTTTAGATATTTTTCCATTAACCCATGCTGTGCGTATACCCATAACCTTGCAACTACTCCAGATGCTTCCTCAGGCGTGTTAACGCTCAAGATAGCGGAAGAGAAAGTGCGATGTGCGTGTTCCCCATAGTCTAGTCCTTCAATAGATGCCTTCCACAACCTAACAGTATGAATGTACCATTGAGTCATGTATGCAGCTTTGTAGAAACAGTCTAGAGAGAGTTTATCGAGAGGTGGTGCCATGGTACCGTCCTTTTTGATAAGAGTGTGAATCTCACCGTAGATCTTTCGGATTAACTTCGGCTTCCAGAATGGAACGAAACCGAATTCCTTTGTCAGTCTTTTAGACTTTCGCAGGCGTTCAATCCGATTGATTGATAGGACGGGGGGTCTTGGTTTGCAGGGTTCCCCATTCCCCGAGCGGAGACCATCTTCACAGATGGCCTCGGATAACTCACAGTTGATCATTGTTTCGCTGTCTATCTTTGAATTGCTGATGCCCATTTTGGGTTTTTAGCTGAGAAGTGGATAGTGGAACGTGATATCTTCTGTGGG